TACCATCTGAAACCAAATAGCAATTGCTTTATCTCTGAAATCTTTTTCACTCCATAAATAAAACATATTCCACCATTCTTTTTCAAATCTGTGAACTTCAATTTTTATATCCTTGAAAGTATATCCTTCTGGGTGTGTTTTTACTAATTCCCATAAGGCTCTAATTCTTTGACTCCCTGCAATCGGATAATAACTAGGCATACAAAGTATAGGATTTAATATACCATCTTTCTCTATACTTTTATATAGAGGCTCATTCAAAGGTACTCGTTCTATATTTTTATACACCATTTTTTGATTCAATAGAAATTTTACTTTTTGAACTTCTATTGTATAAGGAGGCAGAGCTATTAACTCTGCCGTTTCCTTACTGATCCTATCGGCTGCCACGTTGTTTTCTCCATATTCCGTGTCTGCGTCTCTTTTCTACTTCCATTCGTATCATGTATGTTCTGATCAAAGCAACTACTGTAAATACAAAAGTAGTTACTACAGAAATCAAAAAGGCACTTGTCCAATTCCATTTCTCTACTAATAACCACAACATAAATGTTTGCAAGGGAAAATTAATTACTAGAGCCGCACCTACTTGTATGATAGATTCTTCAAGCGCCGCCTTTTCTGTTTTAGTCATCTGGATTCTCCATGTCATCAAATAATTTGTTTTCGTGTTCTTGTTCAAATATTACCCTAAACTCTTCTAAGGAAGGTAACATTCTTAATCTAAGGACTGGATCTTCTAAAGTTTTTAGTCCTCTTATATAGTCGGAGTAAGCCTCCATTAATTGTTTTTCTGTATATAAAATCATATGTCGTCTACATTTTCTCCTGTTGCCATACTACTTTCAATTGCTTCTCTTTCTTTAGGGTTAAGTGCGGTCTGAGGACCGATCTTTAATGTTTCCCAATCAACAACGCTGGTAAAACTTTCCATGCGATTACTTCTCATTTTAGTACAATTAAAAGTCATACAGTTGTCTTGTTGCTCCCATGTTTCAAGAGCATATGCCGCATCAGCAGCATCTAAGATACCTTTTGCAAATCTAGCCTCTCCACTAGCATCTGTTTGGTATGGTGCAAAGAATAATGTTTCATACTCTTGTGCATATAGTTTCATTTTCTTACTGACTTCAATCTGTTCTGTCCAGTCATACTGACCTGAGCGACTAGGTGCATTGTGGCGGCGGACTTGGTTTAAGTAGTCAACTATCACTACACCAACATCAAGTTGGTTTACTTTTTTGTCTAGTTCGGACTGTATCTTTGAGAGAGTTAAAGCTGGATCATAAATAACATCCAATTGCTTTTCTTTGTGAAGAGGCAGTTTTGTGAGTTTCTTATGAAAAGTATCAAAGTCATGATTTTTCTCAAACTCTGGCAACAATTCATGTCCACCATCAAAACGACCTGCCCACCAGCCACCGACTAGATTCCACTCTTCTGCACTGAGAGTTTTACTTCTCAATCTTTTGAGGGGTATTCTTGTAGCGATAGAACAGATTCTTTGGAGAATTTGTCTACTATCCATCTCTATTGTAAAGTACAGAGCGCTACGACCTGATTCATATACATTAGAGGCTAGATTACAACAGGTAAGTGATTTACCTGCACCACGTCTCCCTCCCACAAGCACCAAGTCTTTGGGAGAGAACTGAATTTGCGAATCGTATTCGCTATTGAGTCCTAAGGGTAAATACCTCGCTAGTTCTTTGTCGTCCTCAAAGAGAGATATGCTTTGCATACTTTCTTCGGGCGGCTTGACATCTACCTTGTCACTTACCCTTAACACTATTTCTTGAAGTTGTTCAATATTTTCTTCTGCACTTGCCATAGCAACTGTATTGTCTATGTATTTATCAAGTTCATCTAGAATTTCTACTTGTGCATATTCGTTTTTCAAATAATCAAGCAGAAGCCATGCGTCAACCTCCACGTCAACGGATTCTATTGCAAATATTTTTTCTTGGAGTTGGCGATCTCGCACTTCATAACGGAGATCTTCAAATTGGGGAAGGTCTTGATAATTATCTATATGTTTATCAAGGATGCGAAATATCGGCTGGTACTCGCCAGGTAGGTAATGTTCTTTTAACTTAGCCCATGTGTCTAAGTCTTTTTGAACTATAATCTGTTTAAGTAGCGCCGATGCAATATTCAAAAAACTCTCCCAAAGTTATTAACGAAAAAAGGCAGGGGAAAGAACCCCTGCCCGAACTAAAAGTAAATAAGATTAACCTATTTCTTTTTTAGCTGCACCGTTGTAGTCTGCACACTGTAGACCACGTCTTGTTAGCATAGTTTTGACACCTCTAACTGTTTTACCGATTTGATCAGCAATTTCTTCAACAGTTAATGATTCAATGTCAATGTCAGCTAAGACGTCGGCTTTGCTTGAACCTTTAGTTTCTTTCTGCTTTGGAATAGCATTGATTTCACCACTTCTAAGTAATGAAAGAGCTTTACCTCTGATAGAGTTAACTGATTTGCCAAGAGCGTCAGCGATCTCTTCTACGAAAGATCCGCCATTGACCATATCAACAAATGTTGACTCTTCTTCAGGAGTATAAGTTCTAACAGTTTCTACTTTAGGAGCTGGTTTAACATGCTCGGTAAGTTCCATAGAAAGGATTTTACCTTGAATTGATTTTGCAGAGAATTGACCGCCTTCAAAGTTAGAGGCGATTTCTGCATATGTGTAAGAACCTGAGTTATCAGTAACAAAGTTTCTTAAGGTAGCTTCTTGATCTTCTGAGAAAGACTTAGAAGCAGATGCTGAAGCTAATTCAACATCAAAACCCATTTTTCTCAATTTGCTAGAAACTGATCTAGTAGATGTTTCTAAATGCTCAGCTGCGTTAGCAACTGTTGATTGGGAAATAGGGCTTTCTGAACCTACGAAATCTACTAGAGATTGGGTTCTTTCATCTGTCCATTTTGGTAATGCCATGATTTAGTTTTCCTTTATTAATTGTTTTATATTGTTAAAAATTATTATACCTAATTGTTCTGCTTTATTGGTTTTTGCACTTGCAATGCCACTTTCATTTAACAAATGAGTTACATCCTTTGTTAAACTATCTTTTACAACAAAGCCGTGTTTTTCTAATACTTGTTTCGCGGCTGCTTTGGTAGGATAGCTTTTCAACTTTCCTGTAATACAAACTGTTCCCTTAGTGTCTGAAAGACTGATCTGCTCTTGCTTTTCACAAGTAAAAGAAAAGGGTAAGTCGTAATATTCGTTAGCATGAAATACATTTACTAACCAATTAATCAGATTATCCGTAGCTTTTTGACCCAGACCTGCTTCTTTACATGTTTCTGGGGTTATCTCATGTAATGTTGAGATGTGTTTTCCTAATTTATTAGAAGCACTTGTGCCAATAAGCGGGATAGAAAATGCTGGAAGTAGAGTGATTAGGTCTGCGCTCTTTGACTTCGTAATTTCTAGGTGTAGCTTAGTACCCATTTTCTCTGAATCCAACAAGTCCGATATCTCCTCTACTGAAAGAGAGTAGATATCGTGAAAATCCTCAAGACCAAGTTTCGCAATAGTTGCTGGACCAAGTCCTTTGATCTTAAGAGTTTTCCCGAAGTGTTCAATCTTTTTGGAAGATTGTGCGGGACAAAGACTGTTCTTGCAAAATAACTGGTCATTTACCCACTCCAACACAGAGTCACATGCTGGACAATTTGTCGGTGGTGTTATTTTTGTCAAGTTTGTCTTTCTCCCAAATATGATAATATTATAACAAACGAGTGACCATTTGTCAAGAATTATTTTTTGGAAACTGGGATAAAATAAGAGAAGAAATTTTGAAACACTCCGTATGCCCACCAAATTTTTGAGTTGGGGAATAACTATCGTGTTTAAACTCCTCGTGAAGGGACTGCTCAATTTTCCAGCAGTTATAGATGGTGTCGTGATATGTTCGTTGAATACGGAGATCGTATCCTTTGAAACCACGACTTCTTTTGATTACATGCCGCCAGTCTTTGCCACTAGCGATTCCAACCTTGATACATTCACGCTCAAAGGTTCGTTGGTTAACTAATATTACACCATAGAGAACTCCTTCACGATCCTTTTCTTCGGGGTGATTATTGAAGTATGTTTGATTATAAACTCCACTCATTTTACTTGCCATTTATCGCAAGTTTCTTCTGATAAAACGAGAGTAGGTGTAGAAACTCTACACCAGCCCTCGGATAACTTGCTAGTTATATTATGCAATGGTTCATAGAATTTACACTCACCACAGGGGTTTGGAGGTAAAGGTTTTGCTCTGCGTTTCTTGACTTTCTTAGTCATCAACTTCTGGATCGTAGTTATCGGTTTTTTCATTATATCCGTAGTAACCGACTGAGTTAGGATTAGAACTATCCAGCATAGCTTCTGTAATAATTCCATCTACCCAATTCTCTCCTACATCTTCCGCATAACTCTCTGAATGGTCATACACTCGTCTGGTCTCCAGTAGTTCATCATTTTTAAGTAAATCTACTTCCCAACCTTTAGTTGTGTGATAGACCAAAGCTTTTCTTTCTTCTCTCCAGTATTCGTGGTGTAATTCTCTACTTTGGTAATTCATTAATTCTTCCTTAGTGCATTTGCACTCATATCTTGCTTTGCCACACAAGGGGCAATCTATCATTAGATACATTATTTTAATCTCCTAACCATCTCAATTATTCTATCTGCATCGGGGTCTTTTAACCAACCATAGATGCCTTCATCCATTTTTTCATAATCTTCTAAGATATATTCCATTTGGTCAGCAGGAGGGTCTACAAAAAGACCTTCATACATTATTCCTATTTCCCATTGTTTATTTTCATAACCATAGGAGCCAGGAAATCTAACTAAAGATATTTCCCATCCGTTATCAAATAACCAATGTTTTCTTTCTCCTCCGTTCCACTCTTCGGACTTCGGCCACTTTGCCATTAATCAGCCCTCGCTACAACTTGAGGAATAATTTCCCCTGCTCGTATAACTTCTACTTTACATCCAATTTCTAAGTCAAGACTTTCAATTATGGAAATATTGTGAAGAGTTGCTCGTGAAACTGTTGCTTCTCCAACAATGCACGGTTCTAAAATTGCAACTGGAGATACGCACCCTGATTTTCCTACTTGCCAAACAACATCCAGTAGAGTAGTTACTACACCTTGAGGTCGTTGTTTCTTCGCAAAAGCAGCACGAGGATGTTTGGAAGTGTAGCCAAAAGAATCAAATGTCTCATTGTCTACGACTCGCCAAACATCGCCGTCTTGGGGGAACATAGAATAATCACTATCTATTGCTGTTTCAAAACCCCAATCAGATAAGCACTGCAAGTCAGTGATATAATTATCTGTTGGGTAAGGTTGAACACCATATGCGATAAAAGTTAGATCTCTTGTCTTAAATTCTTCTATGTCTTTTAAGTTAAGTGCGCCTGCTGCATAGTTTCTAGCATTTTCAATGGTAGTTGGTGCAACAAGCTCTCCAGTAATTTGCATAATCTTTGTATTCTCTGCTTCCTCTACCCATATTTCATTTGGCACTATATATCTCATTTTATCAGTAATATCTATGCCCTTCTTGCCATCACCTCTGGTAAGAGCAAGATGAAGTCTACCACGAATATACTGCAAACTTACAGCAGCACCGTCTAGTTTTGGAGTAACCACAACAGCGGCTCCATCATAATATGGTGCTTTATCTCCTGCATAAACTTTTTGTAATGAATACATTGGGAAGGCGTGAGACCAACGAGATTGGTCAGTAGGAATATCGTAGCCGACAGTATCGTTAGCTAGACTCAGTTGTGACTCTAGTCTATCATATACTTCGTCAGACATGATTGGGCTACCATTATAGTAAGCAACCCTTGCCTGTTTGATTAATGCCTCTAAATTTTTCATAAGTATATTATATACAATTTAGAAGTATTTGTCAAGAAATATTTTTAGGCTAGGTATATTTGATCTAGTAATTCTTTAAATTCTTCTTCTAAAATATTTTTACTTTCTGCAAGAGATAGTATCTCTACTAGACCTTGAAAAAGATTTCTACTATTATCAAAGTCTATAGGCATAGAAATGCCTTCTTTAGAAGGTAACCATTCTTCTGAAAAATCTAAATAATACTTGCGAAGAGATAAGTATTCTACTCCTCTGAAAGTATTTATCACTAAACGAACT